AAGGCATTGTGACCGGCACCAAGCCGACCCGGATGACCTTTGCACGTTTCAGCAGATGAGCGACCTAGTTGACCAGAACGGGCGCCCCATCGCCTTTGATGCAGCGCCCAAAAAGCGGGCCAGCATTACGAGCCATTACCGCGGCACGGAGTCCAACCGTTTCCGCACATCGCTTCCCTACATTGTCAGCGACATCAGCAACACGCTAAACCGTGGCGCCAGGCGCCGGTTGATGGGATTTGCGCGCTGGCTCTACACCAACAACGGCATGGTGCGCGGCGCGGTCAATGATGTGAGCCGTTACGCGCTTGGGCCTGGATTAAAACCACAAAGCCAAGCCGGCGATGTTTCCAAGGATTATGAGAGTTATTTTGCCGAATGGTCTAAGGTATGCGACACGGCCAATCAATTTACCTTTGGCCAAATGCAACGCCTTGCGTCCATCCGCATGGACGTGGATGGTGACATCGGGTTTCTGATGGTTGGCCGGCAAGATGCCTTTCCCCAACTTCAGCTTGTCGAGTCTCACAACATTCTAAGCGAAGGGGCGCAATTTTACGGCGAAGGCCATGACGGCGTAAAGGTCTCCCCCGCTGGCCGGCCAACTGCTTACACGGTCAAAGATGGCGATGATTACCGCTCAATAAGCGCCAATAATTTCATTCTGGTCTACGACCCCGACCGCGTTGCGCAACTGCGCGGCGTGTCTGCGCTCACCCACGCCATTGACCACATCCGAGACGCCATTGACATTCTTGAATTCGAGAAGGTGGGCGTGAAGATGAACAGCGCCGTGGGGATGGCAATCACCACCCAAGGCGGGGTTGCTGATGATGGCACCAGTTTAATCGAAGACGGTTATGCCGCCGCCGACACCGGAACGGTGCCTTGGGATACCTTTCAACCCGGCATGGTGCCTCGGCTTAAGATTGGCGAATCTATTGAAAGCTTTGCCAGCAATAAACCATCCCCCGCTTTTGCTGGCTTCTTGGAGTATCTCATTCGCGACGTAGCTCTTGGTCTTGGCGTTCCTTACGAATTCGTGGTGGAACCCTCCAAACAAGGAACCGCTTCAAGGTTCATCCTAGAAAAAGCCGCCCGCCGATTTGAAGAGCGCCAAGACCTTTTAATCTCACGCTTTTGCAATCGCGTTTGGGGCTGGGTTATTGCGCGCGGCATTAGACGCGGCGACCTGCCGCCAAGCGACAATTGGTGGCGCGTCAACTGGCAGGCACCCAAGAAAATCACTGTTGACCTTGGGCGCGAAGCTAGAGCCAACCAAGACGCCATCAAGATGGGCCTGCGCACCATGCGCGAAGATGCCGGCGAACGCGGCCACGATTGGCAAGAGATGCGCGACCAAGTAGAGCGCGAAGCAAGCGATTTGTTGAGCCGCGCCAAGCGCCTGGCTGATGAATACAGCGTCTCGATGGAAACCGCCTTACACCTTTTAAGTCAGCGCACCCCTAACCCTGTTTTTAATAATGAGAGCGAACCTGACGCATAAGTTGGCACACGAGCCATGGGCCATTCGCCCAGAATTTCACAGCACGCTTGTTGCTGCCGCTGAAGCGTATCAACACAACGAGGAAGACGGCGGGCCATACGAGCCTCCAACGCCCGAAGAGGTCGACGGCATTGCCATCATCCACATTCACGGCCCCTTGGGCAAGATGCTCACCGATTGGGAGCTCATGTTTGGGATGACCGATTACGACGACATTGCCACCCAACTGGCCGAGGCAGACGCCAACCCAAACGTCACCGCCATCTTGCTTCACATCGATTCACCTGGCGGCACTATTACCGGATTGCCCGAGCTTGCAGCCAAGATGCGCGCCGTTGAAAAGCCGCTTGTTGCATACACAGAAGGCACCGCCGCCAGCGCAGCCTATTGGATAGCCAGCCAAGCGGACAACGTGCTTTTAAGTCAGAGCGCCGAGGTTGGCAGTGTGGGCGTTTACATCGCCTTGCTCGACCAAAGCGAATACCTGCGCAACCAGGGCTTGCGCGTCAACGCCATCGCCGCCGGTGAGAACAAACTTGATTATGCCGACTTTAAGCCACTGAGCGATGAAGCGCGCGAGCGCTTGCAAGCCAACGTAAACAAATGGCACGACCGCTTCAAAGACGACATCAACGTCAAGCGCACCGTGCCAGGCGACTCAATGACCGGCCAAGTCTACGAGGGCCTAGAGGCAGTTGAGGCGGGCCTTGCAGACGGCGTCATTGACGACCTTCAGGACGTGATTGCGCTCATGACCAACCTTTAACCAACACCACAAAAACAAATGAAAACGATTCTAGACTTAGTGAAAGCCAACGTTGAGCTCTCCAGCCTTGCGGGGAAATTGGAAGAAGCCACCGAGGCCAATAAAAACTTGCAATCAGAAATCGAAGGCGCGGCAGCCAGCCACGCCGACGAGGTTGCCAAACTTGGCGCACAACACGCCGAGGACATCGAAGCGCTTGAGCAAAAAGTCAAGTTGCTTGAAGAAACCAATTTACTTCTTGAGGAGCAACAGAAGAGCGCCGCCGAAAAAGCCGTTGAAATCGCGGCAAGCGTAGGCGTTGAGGCACCAGTTGAAGAAGCCACCGAAGAGCCGGCACCCGAGGCAACTATGGAAACCTTATGGCAGCAATACAACGCCATTGAGGACCGCCAAGAGCGCCGCGCTTTTTATCTCAAAAACATTAAAGAAAGACTCTAAAAAATGGCTAATACATTTAACAACGGCGGCATTTTTATCGACCAGATTGCCGAGCAATCCCTCGATTACTTGTCGACCCAGTTTCACCCATTGCGCGCTTTTGCTCGTGATTTTTCAAGCGACATCAGCGGCGCCGGCGAATCGGTCTCCACGCGCGTGCCTTCTAGCATGACGGTCAGCGATTTGTCGACCGGTTACGCTGCCACAGATGTCACTTCAACAGGCATCACAATCACCCTCGACAAGTTTAAAGGCTATTCAATGGCCTTTACTGACCTTGAGGTCTCCAAGGCTGGCAACTTCGATTGGTTGTCCAGCATCTTTCTGGCGCCAGCGCTAGAAGTTACATTGGACGCTGTAATGGACGACTTGCTTGCCTTGGTGCTAAACGCAAACTTTAGCGCCAACGAAGTCATCACTGCCGCCAACTTCGACGTTGACGAAGTGGCCGACCTTGCAGCGGATTTGACCACCGCCAAAGTGCCAAAGTCAGAACGCGCGTTGATTCTACCGCCTTCCTATTATGCCAGCATCCAGAAGGATGCCATCGTGCAGGATGCTTCTAGCTACGGCACCCCAGCCGGCGTGCAAGAAAATGCCGCCCAGCGCGTGCATGGTTTCAACCTGTATGAATACACCGGCATTCCAACCAACAGCGAGAACCTTGCCGCTGTTGCGCTTCATCCTTCCGCTCTGTGTTTGGCCGCTCGCCAGCCTGCTGCGCCTTCAGACGGTAGCGTGAGCGTTGCTGACATCACCGACCCATCCACCGGGCTGCCCATCCAGTTGCGCACCTGGTATGACAACACCGCCGGCAAACATTACTTGTCAATGGGTGTTCTCTACGGTGTGGCAAAGGGTAATGGTGCTGCATTAAAACGCATTAAGTCCGCATAAGCTAATTCAATGGCAAACGCACTCACAAGCGGCGTTTATTTGGAAGCGGTAAGCGAGCAAATGCTCGACTTGCTATCCTCCAACTTTTTCGCTTTTTCGCTTGTGAGTCGCAACTTCTCAGCGGAGGTAAGGGAGCGCGGTGATAAAACAGTCACGCGCGTTCCCTCTTCCGTTTCAGTCAAGGACTTGTCCACTGGCTACAGCGCCAGCGATGTAACAAGCACACAAATCGAGATTGCCTTATCGAGCTATAAAGGCTTCTCGATGTCATTTTCAGACCTCGAAATCTCAAAGCTTAAAAGCCCGACCATCTTGGAGCGCACGTTTTTGCGACCTGCAATAGATGCCACCGCAAAAGGTGTCGCCGACGATTTGCTTGGTCTTGTTACACCTGGCAACTTCAGCGCCTCCCAAGTCAGGACTGCCGCAAATTACGACAGTGATGATTTGGCAGACGCCGCCAGCACATTGACCACCAACGGTTGCCCACGGTCATTAAGGACCGTCATGCTCAATCCATCTTACACAGCAAGCCTGTCGAAAGACGGTGGCATCATTGATTCCAGTGCCTACGGCACAGCTCAGCCAATCCAAGAGGGCGAGTTGTCCACCATCCACGGTTTTGGTGTGGCCGAATACCAAGACATCCCGACCGGCAACAACTTGCAGGGCTTTTACTGCCACCCAAGCGCGCTATGTATAGCAGCGCGGCAAATAGCCCGCCCGCTATATGGCAATACAGAGGTCATCGACAACATAGAGCCAAGGACGGGCCTGCCATTCCAAACGCGCAAATTCTATAACCCAACCCTGGGCAAATGGTTTCTCACCGTTGGCATTCTCTACGGATGCAGCGTGGGCAACCAAAACGCTTTAATTCGAATCACAGACCAATAACACCATTATGATATTCAAAACCTCTTTCACTGTTGGATTTTTGCCTGATGGTTCGCCCGAGCTCATTGCTATGGGCGACCCTGACACATGCAAAGCCGCATTCATTGCAGAGCGCGAAAACCCGTCTGGCAAATACGCCGGCGTTAGCGTTTACCGCAAACCACCTTATTGGAAGCGCGCAGACCTACCGCTCGCGCTTCCTAAAGCCAAAGCCGCCAAGAAAAAGGCATCCGCCTGATTCGCCTGTTGTTCGTTCGTTAGGTCACCACACCCAACCCAGGCGCGGCGGGGCAACCTTCCCGCCTGGGTTTTTTAATTAATGGCCAACAACCGAATCATAAACACGCGCAACGGTTGGTTATACGAGACCGCCGCACACAACACGCCAACCACGTTCACAACGATTGGCGAAGGCGGCACGTTTGGCGCCGGCAACGTCATTATCCGCGTCACCGCTGATGCTGCGCAATTTGATGCGCTTGCCTACACAGTGCAGCGCACCAACGAAAGCGGCGACTATGAAGATGTTTACAATATAAGCCTTAACGTGCCAGATGGTCGTGGCACAACGCGCACAGATTGTTTCCATAGCGTATCGCATAGCCACCCAACGCCACACACCAATTTCCAGGAGCAATACACAATTGACCAAGGGCACCACCGCTCAAGATTGCTTTATGAGCAACAGGTAGAAATTGAGCGCACCGCCGGCAGCGTGTTTGATTACCATGGCAACGTTTTGCGCTGTGTTGAAAGCGGCAACACCGAGACCAAAGAACTTGAAGAGGGCGGCATCTTGGAAGGCTACGACCTGACCTTGACCACCAACCGGAAACAGTGGGCCGACTTGGGCATCAAGCCAATTGTAGGCGCCACGCTGACCAAAGGCGGCAAGCGCTACAAAATCCAGCAACTGTTGACCAATGACGCAAGCTTCGAGCTTGGGTTGATGAAGAAGCAATGATTCCAGGCACCAAGACAACCATTGCCATGGACATGGGCAACTTCAACAAAGTGCTTTTGAAGTATCAAAGCTTGTCTAGTCGCACCTGGGTCGAATCGGTCAACCAACGCGCCGCCAACCTGGCCATGAAGGCCGCACGCTACACGCCAAGCGCTAAGGCCAGCAATGTGCGCGCAGAAATGCAAGGCGCTTCTCGCGTGGCACCGCGCGCACCTTTGGCCGCTGTGCTGACAAATTACTATCGAGGCAAGAAGGGCAAGAAAGGCTTATCAGGGCGCCCCATGGCGCGCTCAGAGCGCCGCGCAATTCGTTACCGCACCAAGGGCACCAACTTCCTAAAAAGCGCGTGGTATGGCTGCATTGCCGACCTCAAGCCATACATCAAAAGCGTGCGCGTGCCGCGCAATAAAAAGGGTTTTAAGCTTAAAGGCAGCGCCAAGCCAGAGCGCCGGCGCGACCCGCACAACCCACAAGCAAGCATCACCCACGGCGTTTTCTATGGCAGCACAATTGCCGGCCTAAAAGGCGCATTGAGCAAAGCAATCACAGTTGAACGCCGCGACATGCTCAAATACATCAAGCGCAAAATGGGCGTTGATTGGGGCAAAATGAAAGGCTTTGCATGAGTTACCGCAAACAAACGGAGGCAGCTTTCAAATCATACTTGGCCGGCAAGGTTGGCGTGCCTGTTTACGCGGGCACAAGCGACACCATCAAAGCCATGCCTTGCGTTGTGGTGGCTTATCTTGGCGGCACGCAAAACCCGCCGCACGTTGGCAACCTGGATGTCACGATGAGCGTGAGCATTCAGAGCGAGATTGACGAGGATGGCCAGCCTAATGCGCTTGATGTTCATGATGAGATTTTAAGCGCGGTTGAAGATTCGTTATTTTGGCCAAGCTTGCAAGCTATCAACACCACTGCCACCGATTTGCATGTTTTTGGAGTCAGCGAGCACAGCGGCATTGAGCGCGATGTTGAAGGCACAATGTTGCGCGAATCAATCACGCTAACCATACCAGCGGCACTAGGAAACTTTTAAACCTTAACAGAAAGAAAAAACACCATGGCACTTTTGACACGAGGAACGCCGGTCACATACGGCACAAATGACATAACAGTCAGCAACGGCATAGGCAACAGCACTGGAGTTGTCACGCTGCGTATTGTTGATGATTCAGTAAGCCCTGAAGACGTTAAGTTCAGCGGCGAAATGTATGCAAGCGAAGTGCGCTTGAGCTACGAGGCAGACACTAACCAAGCACTATCGGGCAATGGTGAAGTTGTGAGCCATTGCACCTATAACCAGCGCAAGGTGCTAAATCTAACCGGAATCATTCTTTCAAACAACTCCGCTAGCTCCACGCCATCAGGGCAAGCTTCAACCATTGCAAAAGCCAACGCCATGTTTGCGGCAGAATTTTCTGCCGGTATGCGCCTTGATGTCAGCTACACCAATTGGAGCGAGGTGAATTCTGCCAACTCTGACGCCGGCTTAATATCAGAGCACAACAATGCAAACTCAACCCCAGGTTATGGCAACTTCACAATTACGAGCGCAGAAAAGACACGTTCAAACAACGCTTATGCCGAGTGGTCGATTTCAGCAATTGAATACCTCAACGTAGTCCACACCAACACCACCGCGGGCAATAGCGACGACGCGACAAACTAATGTCTGACACCTGGGCAGCAACTTGCGCACCTGGTCACAGTTATGTGGCCGGCGTCAAGTTGCGCCCTTTTGCCTATGGTCACGCGCTGTTGATGCAGCGCCTTGGGCTGTTTGAGGTGCTAACACCGCTCGACTTCCATGCCTTTGTTGGCATCTGCTCGCGCAATTATGCCAGCGCATCAAGGTGGCTTGGTTGGTTTCTATCGCCTGTTGGTCAATGGTGGTATACGCGCAAACCGCTGCCTGGACCATACAATGAAGTCATGCAAGGCGCCCTTGAATACCTAGAGCTTAACAAGCGAGCGCCAGACACCATGGCAGTCGAGAATAACGGCTCTTTTGGCGTCAAGTATGGCACGCCAGCGCTGCAAATCATGCGCACCATTGCACTGCGAAGCCTTGGATACAACCCAGACACCATCAACGATGCGCCATTTGGGCAAATGTATTGGGACATCATTAGCAACAACGAAATGAACGGCGGCAGCCGCATCATTGAGGGCGACCTGGCGGCAGGGCTCCAGCAGTTGCACGAGTTGAAACGCAAACGAGAAGAGGCAGCGAATGAATCTAAAAGCTAAGGTTGGCCTAGACACTACGGGTTTTGATGCCGGCTTGAAGCGCATGAAAGCGCAAGCTGGCAACTTCATGGCTCAGACCTCCAAAAAGATGCAAGGGGGCGCCGGCGTTGGTGGGGCTATGGGTGGTGTCATGAAGGGCGGGCTTGTTGGGATGGCGATTGCAAGCGCGCGTGAATTAATAGGTTTAGGAAAAAAAGCTTTTCCAACAGAAACAGCGGCGCGTATTCGTGATGAATCAAAAAAGATTGGCGTTGATACCGACACCTTTCAAGAGCTCGATTATGCCGCCAGGCAAAGCGGCGCCAGCATTGAAGATGTAGGCAAAGCATTCAAGGCGCTTTCCCTAAGGCAACAAGACGCCATCAGGGGAAATAAAGAATACAGCGAAGCATTTGAGCGCTACGGCGTGACAGTTGAGCAACTAAAAGCCAAGGGGCCGCAAGACTTGTTTGCACTGATAGCGCAGCAAGTTGAAAACGGCGTCAACAAGGCAAACGAATTGGCCGACATTCAGCGACTGCTTGGCCGCAGCGGCACCGAGTTACTACCAACCATGCAGGCCGGCCTGGGTGCTGCCATGGGTGAAGCGCAACGCATTGGTCCGCCTATGTCAGCCAAGCTTGTTCAAGACTACGCTAGAATGGCCGACGATTTGACTAAGGTTGGGCAAGCTGGGATGCGTGCAGTTTATGCCGTAAGAGAAACGGCCGACATTTACAGCCCAACAGCCACCACAAGGGAAACTGTCTCCATGTTATCAAAGGTTGTTGATTGGGCCACAAAAGCCGATGCAAAAGACCAACTTGATGCACTCAACGCAATCAAGGCCAACACATCGGCACTCAATAGACCATGAGCTTGCATTTTAAAGGAACAACGGCGCTCACCGTCGAGAACGTCAGGCGGCAATGGAGCGAGGCAAACGGGTGG